TGAACGTGAGAGTTGTGATAAATCTGCTGTTTCTTCTAAAAATGCCATTTATTTACTCCTAATCAGATAATGCTCCAAATACAGATTTTGTATTTCTTTCAATTTTTTCTAAAAGTCCATTTGAGGTCTGTGAACTCTCAGTCTGAGCTCTTTCAAATGCAGACATTGCTGCAGTTGTCGCCTCTATCTGTCCACCGGTTTCTCTTTGTCTTACTAATCTTGAAAGTGTTTCCATATCTGTTCCTACAGCTTTTGCTAAGGCTTTTCTTTCAATGCCTAATAGTTTACTAAATTCTACCTCTCCACCAACAGCTCGTAATATTTCCTGCATCATTTCTTCATGATCATCTAGCACTGCTAATTGTCTTGCTCTATCTAAATTTAATTGTCTACCTAGTAGTACAGAAGCTTCCATCTGTGCTTCTATTGAAGATTCAAAATCTAAAAGACTTTCTGCTATATTATTAACTGCAGATAAATTTATTCCTAATTTACGAGCTCCTACGGCTGCGGCTACCACGTTTTTACCACCATCTTTCATAGTTGTGGCAAAAAACTCTGCATTCTCCGCTATGTCTTGAAATATAGCACCTGGTGCGACTCCAGCCAATCTAATTGTTGATGCTGTCGCTTCCATCTGTGCCAACAATGTGTCTCTACTAGCGTCTGATACAGATTCTTGTAATGATAAAACTTTTGCTATTTGTTGTGAAGTTGCACCTATCGTTAGTTGTGCTTTTGCTAGATTCATTATAAATCCAACTGATGCCTGTTCTATACCACCAAAATTCTCTCTTATTGCATTAAAAGAACTTTTTATATCTTCTGCTTGTAATCCAAATCTTTTACCATAAAATGATAGTGATGCTAATTTTACCTCTATCTTTCCAGCCTCAATTGCTGAAACTCCTAATTCTTTTCTAGTCTCCGCTACAGCTGATTGAAATTTTAGAAATGCAGCAGTTGCAAGAGCAATCAAACCAGCAATCGCTAAAAATAGATTAGCGGATAATATTACATTTATACCTTTTGCTATGTTTCTAAATGTTCTTAGAAAACCAAGTTGTGACATGATAGAACCAGCTATCTGTTTATTGGCTCTCATGGTCTTTAAGGTTTCTTTGGCCTTATCTTTCGTCATTTGAAGGCCTTGTTTATTTTTTGTTAATACTTTATCATTAAGAACAGCGGCATCTTTAGTTATACCAAAAAGTTTAGCAGCAGCAAATCCATGTTCTTCTGCAAACTCTTTCATCTCTCTCATATCACTTTTTATTTCATTAGCGATATCTCGTCTAGTCTTTAAATCATTTAAACTTTCTGCCATTATAGATTCCTAAGAATATCAGCACCTCTTTGGTCAATATCAATACCCTTTGATTTTAAATCTTTTTCTAAATCATTTCTTAGTTTTAATAAGTTTTGAAAATTTTTGGCAAACTTAGGATCTTTTTTACTTAATTTATCTATTGCTTTACTTTGAGCTTTAGTAGCAGCTTTAACAAATATTTTTTCTATAAATTTGTCTAATATACCTTCTTTCAAGTCATATTTAGGCATTTGAAATCTCCATTAAATTAAGTATTATAACTCAATAATAAATATCAATTTTACTTATTTTTATGTTTATCTATTTCTTTTTTAATTTCTTTGGCTTCTTTTTCATAATAAGTGGTCAATCTTTTTAAATAAAAAGTACGTAGATAAACGGGTAAGTTGTAAGCTTCTGAAAAGGTAAATCCACCTTTAGAATGTAAAATTAGTTGAAATATTTGTTCATGTATTTCTGGTTTATATTGTGGCTGCAGGCCAAAAAAATCGTGCAGTGATTGGAATCACCACCGTTTTCTCCCTTCCACTTGAATCAACAACATCAGCAGTCATATCTATATCTGGTGTTATATCATTCAAATAGTTTCTGAAAGCCAAGGAATCCCTAGATAAAAATTCATTATCTACAAAACTATTAACATAACTTCTATCACTATTTCCATCAACAGACAGTATTATATGTTTTAGTCTAGTAGTAAGTTCTGGACTTTGTGTTTTAGATATTTTTTGTAAAGATTTTATCTCCGATTCAATGTTTGATTCATCTCTACCACTAAGTAATTTAAACGTAAGAGTTCTTTTAGAGTTTGGTAATTTATATGAGAACTCATTTTTACCTTTAGTAAATTTACTAAAATCTATATTAAATGGTTCTAATTTAGTTAAATCAATATTTTGTTCTACACCGTCATATTCAAAATCATACTCTTTACCATAACCAAGAATACGAGCAGCAACCATAATAGCATTTTTATCACCAATCAATAAATCATTAACATTTATTGTTTTATCCACTATTAAAGATTGTAATAAAATATCTATAACAGTTCCTTGTTGTATTAGATTCTGAGAGGTTAGAATATCTTCCTCTTTTGCGGTCATGTATTTTACTTCTACTTTACCATTAGATAATGGGTGACCGTCAACGTAGAAATATCCCTTAGATGGCAAGTCCACCACCTCTGTAGGAAATTTGTAATCAGCCATTAATGACTCCTTTGTTTGTATTAATATATATAACTAATTTTGTTCTAAAACTATTTTATTTTTTACCGAACTTCTCAGCTGCTGTAACACCAAGTCCAACGACTGAAATGTACATGAAACACTCCAATATCTTATCTTTAACTTCAAATGCAGAAAAGGTATCAGCACCCCAACTACAAATCAACATAAAAAATGCAGCAAAACCAACTGTTCTCTTTGATGATATCTTAGCATCACTAGATAACATTTCTTTTATAAAACTCATTTTTACTCCTTAGAATTGTAAGATTGCGTAATCGTATTTAAGTGTTAGAGTGATTTCAGCTGGATCACTTGAAGCATAATCTAACTCACCAAAGTTAGCTTGTTCAATATAAGCACCTTTTAGTACCCACTCTTCAACAACATCACCAACAGGTCCTAACAAATTAAATGTTACGTCTTTTTTATAGAAATCTGAGTACCCATCACGACCTGTGACTGACTCATGTGATAAACGAACCCATTCCATTACTGCTTGAGCTCCACTTGGAACCACAGGATCATATAACATAATATCAATTGGTTGCCAAGCACCTTTTCCTTTAATATATCTTTTAACATTAATGTGATCTAAAACTATCTCCTCAAACTGAATTGTAGGTCTGTTCGCAGTCTTAATTAAATATGCAGGAATACCTTCTATGTACATTATGAACCGATTTTTTGTTTTCGGTTCAAACGGTGTAAACATAATTTCTGAAGGATCTAATGTAGCCATTCTTTGTTCTCCTAAAAGTCCGTTTAATTCTATTCAATAATAAATATCAATTAAACAAATTTTTAGTAAAAAAGAAAAACCCCTCTTTCGAGGGGCTTCTCATTTATTTAGTTTTTAACCTAAATTATTCAGGAAATGTGGCTCCTGTTGGTTGTACTACGAAATCAAGTACAATGAACTCTGCAGTTCTTGTAGGTTGGATAAATATCTGACCTATCAATTGATTTCTATCTACAACTTCTGGTGTGTTATTAGTGTCGTCCATAACAACTCTAAAAGCACTCAAACCACTATTAGACTGAACTTGTTCTAGATAAGGATTCACAATGTTTAAGAAACGATTTCTTAGAGCTTGTGTATTCTGTTCAAATACTAAGTATCTTGAAGTACTAGCAATAAACTTCCTTAGAGCTATCAATAATCTACGAACATTGATTCTGTCTAATGCAGATGGTTTAGATTGTAGTGTTTTCTGTCCAAAGACAACAACACCTTGACCAGGAAAAGAAGCTATCGG